TCTCCTGCTTCAATTTCCGCCTTGTGATGCTCTACATATTCTTCCAAGTCACTCAGTTCACCTTCAATATGACGGCGTTGATTGGGGGAGATCATTGGGTTGTCAAGAATCTCTTTGTCTCTCTGAATGTGTGTTTCGATATTTTCCATGTGGTATTACCTCCTGATTTATTTATCTGGTGTTCCGAAGGCATCTCTAAACAACCGTAGGGTAGTAGCAAATGTACCATTTGTGCCCTTCGATGTGTCGTAGTCATGCGTTACTTCGTTTACTAAGTATACACCGCTACTCTCTAAATCGAAAGGTTCGTTGTTCATATCGACACCTGGAACTTTATTTTTTAACTTGATTTCTATTCTATCTCCCGCACAAATATCCGAATTTCCTGGTATCGTAACTGTGCATTGTTGATTTCTTAACGTTGCGTATCTAGAAATACTTTGTGCTACAAAATATTTTTGCCAATCGGCATATGGACTAGGAGCAGAAGATCCGTCTTCTGGTTCTGGTGATCCTGGTGTTGAACCAGAGAACCAAGTTTCATGATCCAAAATAGTTGACATATACCTAGTTGGATAATCAGACAAATCAATCTCTGTAGCTGGGATTAGGTCCAACTCTCCAGATCCAAGATGTTCCATTTTCTCATATGAGTCTTTCAATTTGTAAGTATATTCATCATACTGACCCGTGGAAGGATTAAAGAACACCATTAGTGTAGAATATTTACCTCCGCGAAGATTAGTCATTACATCAACTTCTGATGTAAAACTTGCATCAATAACAACTAACTGTTGATCCGATCCATCTTTATTTGCCTCATCTTCAACATATGGTCCCCACGCTGGTCTATCTTCATCATCTAGTTTACACAAACTATCTACAGAATAAAAATTATATCCTCTGTGACTCTCCCAGAAAAAATATCCTGCAGTTCCGTTAATATTATCAACAGAGTTATTACCAGATACTCCACTGGATGCTCCCCATTTCTTTTGTTGTGGAATAGCTTTGGTTGTCAGTGTATTTGCAATATCAAATGGTCTTCTTCTATTTGGTAGGAGTTTTACTTCAAATTCCGATGGATCTGAAAATAATTCTTTCCCACTCTTTAGATATTCTTTAATTAAAGTGTCTTCAATAATTTGCTCTGGTTTTCCTGTCAACGGAGTAGCAACTCTTGCCCCTTCATTGACAAGTGCTTCTATAGAAATCAAACCAAGTGTATAGTGCTGTTTTTTCTCTTTGACAAATCTATTCGCTACTTTCCAAACTACCAAATTATACGTTTGATCATCAGCATTCGTAGCATTTTTAATAACATCAGTCAGTGTTATTGTTATTTTCTCACCGCCCGAATATTTTATTAAATTAAATGCTCCAGCAGAATCAACCACGACAAGAGTTCCCATCACAAATGGCGATGTTACTTTCTCACCATATGTAAAAGATGCGACTAGTCCAGTAATATCATACGTATTACCAGTCGTATCTTCAACTACGACCTTTTTTAATTTGAAAGATCTAGATTGTTGTAATTCGTTTGCCATTTAATCTAATCCTTTTAAGAATAAATCCCAAGTTTGCTTTGGCGTTTGATTCCTGGGAACGGGTGCTGATTGTGGGACTGGGACCAGTCCCAATCCTTGAGCAACTGAGTTTTCAAATGATTTTGATAATGCATTTAATTGTTCCTGAGTTACTGTCCCAGACTTTGTTGCTTGCTGTAATTGTGGAGACATATTACCCAATTCAAAAATACTTGCTCCTCTGTTTGGAGCAGCAAGATCTCGGAATCCTCGCTCAAACGCACCATAATTTTGTGCATAATGTTTCTCAATCTTATTTAACTCACCAACAGGAACAATAACACCCCTACCACTCCCTTGTCCAGACTCCATAGACGCATCCATATGAATTTCAAGAACTTCAAATCCTTCAGCCTCTTTTTTCTTATACCATGCTTTTTGCTTTTCAAATCCAGCATCAGTATCTTCAAACATAGAATCTAAATCCATATATTGAACATTTGCATCTGGATATTTTTTCTTAATATTATTATATGCATTCAATGCTAGTTTCTTAACAAGTGCTTTTTCACCAGGAGCACCACCACCCGCTGCATGACCAGGAACTATTAGGTATCCACTATTACCAATACCAGATGTAGAACCAAAATTTATATTTCCCATCTGCCCCTGTCTTCCTACATTTTTTACACTAGAGTTTTGAGGTCTACTTTGCTCTCCTGTGACTTTTACATCTCCACCACCTCTAATTAAATCATTAACATAGGGCATTGGATTCATGACTCCAGAAACAGATGCACTACCAGAATTATAACCCGTACCTAAGTCTAGGTGAAGGTGTGGTCCAGTGCTCAAACCAGTATCGCCAAGTTTTCCAATAACCTTTGTGGAACCATCATCTTGTTTTCCAACCATATCACCTTTACTGACACTAACACTATCAAAGTGTGCCATTTTTACGATTTCGCCAGTGTCTGTCTCAATAACAACAAAATTTCCGTATCCACCATTTTCATTGCCTGGATCATTGGAATCTCCAATAATACCAACGTCGATGACTTTTCCTTTTGGCAAGAATGAAATAGGAGTTCCTTGAGTAAATCCTGGTCCAGCAATATCAAGTCCAGTATGTCCACCAGGATTTTTACCAGATCCTAAACCATCTTTAACACCAAAACCTCTAGCGATGTTTGATTGTTTTACTTTATTTCCACCGCTAGCGGTCATACTTGGACCTCTATATTGACCACCTCCAAGCAAACTCCTCAAACCACCCATAAAATTTCGTTGTCTATCTTTAAACCAGTCTCCAACACTGCCAGGAAGATTAATAAGGAATGATCCAATTTTATCAAATACCTGTTTTAATCCATCTGTAAATGCTTTAATACCACCTTTTTTGTAGAAATATGCATCAAGTCCCCCCGATATTTGATCAACATGTTCTGGTTTATTTTTCTTGTCAAACTTAAGATGTAAAGTGTGCCACTCTCTCCAAAAATTCATGTCGAGTGGTTTTGCACCCATTTCTCTCTTTAGTTTATTATTCTCAAATTTACTAATTTTAGAACTAATCCATTCATCTCCTTTTACAACTCCACCTTCATTAAATGCAGCAGGTTCATTTTGCATTTCACTAACATCTTTCGCCATCAGGGCAGCATCAATACCTACAGATACTGCTGTTCCAACACCAGGAACGGTGCTAGCAGCACCAGAAGCAACCTCACCAAGTGCTCCAACCCAATCTCCTTTCATTGCTCTTTCAATACCAAAAGCAATACCAGCAATAGCACCTAGAATTGGAACCTTCTTAATTGCAAGTTTACCAACGCCCTTTGCTGCTATTTTAGCAGCACCTTTCTTCAATGTTTTCTGTGCTATTTTTTTACCGATTGGACCTAATGCTCTTCCAGTTATACCTCTGGCAATTTTCTTGCCAAACATTCTTTTTACTCGCATTCTAGCGAGTCGCGCTGCTGCTCTTGGATTTCTCAATCCTTTAGCCATGCCACTAGCAGGACCAAATACATCTTTCAATCTACTGCCTGGTGCTGACATACCAGACTTCATCTGTTTTGCTTTGCTTAGTGCTTTTGTAATAGCATTTGATGCTTTTGCATTCTGACCTTCACTTCCAGATTCTTCTAATTTAGATGCCATATCGACAGCATCTTGTTTTAATTTGTTAGATTCATCCTTAGCAATCTTCTTGATAGTATCGGTTTGATTACCGATTGCTTTTGTGACACTGTTAATAATATTAGTAGTCTTGGCAAAGACACTACCAAGCAACATTTTTTGATTTTCTAGTGCATATACTGCTTGAGGACTTCCTCCACCAGTACCAACAAATGAAGTTATATTTGCTAGTTGTTTTTCCAATCTCTGGAAAGTAGATAGCATACCAACAGTAAGTCTAGTATTTCTTACTGGCAAAGGTTTTTTCTCAGTTGGTCCACTAGGACCAAGAGGACTACTAGATGAAGTAGGAATAGTTCCACCAGAAGATGGACGTGTTACTGACTTTGGTGTGGGTGCTGCTATATCATCACCATAATCAAAACCACCACGGAATCTAGATTCAATAGATCCAAGAGGATCTCTTCCCATTGGTGGGGTTTTTTCAAAATAACCTCTAGTTCTGGCAATACGATCTCCACCAAACGTAGATCCTAACGCTCTTTTAAAAAAGTACCCTTTACCAATACCTGCTTCATCTAAAGAAGTATCTTGATTTTCTGCTCTCTCTTCTGCATATGCACGTTCCTGACGTGCCATTAGAGCAGCATTCTTTGTCCTATTCCCTATTGCAGAAGCAATATCACCAAGGAGAGATCCACTAAAAGATCTTGTATCTGTATATCCTACGTTACCTGCTGCCATG